GGTCACATCCATCACTCGCCCTCCCGTACCATTTCGTTAGTGCCACCAATATGGCTGCCGCACTTCAGGCACACCCTCACGGGCGCGTACTCGCTGGCCTTGCCCGTCGCCGTCCAGCGCCACATGTACCAGTAGCGTTGGCAGTACGGACACCACACGTCCCACGCAGTGGTGCGCTTCATGGCTCGGCCTTAGCCGCCTGCTCGTGGCGCACGCGATAGTTATATTCAGTGGGTGTGCTTATTGGCGTCAGAATTTCACCCGGCTCCCTCGGCCATGTGAGGATTATGTCACTTGAGCTTCTTCTCCGTGCATCGTCTTCGGTCTCTGCCGAGCGCAGTAACGCCTTCACCATCGCCACATTTTCCTCATGCAGTACAGCCAGGCACTCGATTACGTTCATCACACGCCCTCCTTCTCGTGCGCTTGCATTACCATAGTGGTGAGTCGCGCGTTTTGCTTTGCCCACGCAGCATCCTGTGCAGCAGCCCGCGCAGCCCACGCAGCAGCCCACGCAGCATTCCCTGCAACATCCCCCGCAGCAGCCCACGAAGCATCCCACGAAGCAGATCGCGCAGCCGACGCAGCATCTTGTGCAACAGCCCGCGCAGCAGCCTGCGCAACCAACGCAGTAGCCCGTGCACTCCACGCAGCATCCTGCGCAGCGCCCCACGAAGACTGCCATGCAGAATCTAGCTCCTCGTCCGTGATTTTGCCATCGAGCCACTTACGCTTCGCTTCGATTCCTGCCACGCTTCGAGGGTCGGGCTGCTCGACTAGCGCGAGCGCGTCTTCAACACATTGGCATGCGAACTCGTGCAGGATCTGGGTCGCATCTAGCATCCACAGCACAGTGCGCCTACGCCCGCACAGCTTGTCGTCACCTTCGATCACGTCTCCTTCTATTTTCACACGGCATACGATAGGACCGCTGGCATATCTCAACGCATCAATCAGTCGCACACTCCCGTGCATGCCGTTGTCGCACAGTATGGGATCCCCCTTGCATTCGAGCGTTGCTCCCACCTCGACGAGCCGTCCGTCGCCGTACCCGAGGCGCTTGTCTTCGCTCAAAAAGTGCCAGGCTAGCATGTCTTATCCTCCCACGCATATCCAGCTTTTTTAAGCAGCCCCCGAATGTTTGGCTCCTCTTTCTTTGTAAACTTTCCAGAGCCAATACGAGTACCAGCTTCCAGCTTACCATCATTTGTGGTAAGTAGGTATCGCTCCGTACCTTTCTGTGAACCCTTTTCCACTTCCTCTGACACGCATACATAGAACTCGTCAAACATAGGTGGAATCTTAGCCTTCAACTTACCAGTTGCGAGAAGGCTTGTGTACATCTTTCCACTTACATCGTCCCGAACCTGCTCGATATGCCCAGTCATGATGAAGTGGCAGGGAAGGGCAAGCAAACTTGACAGGCACTCCCTAACTACAATCTGTTGCTTGCCATACTCTGGTAGTGTAGGTGCTTCCCCAACTCTATTCGCTTCACGGAGCAGCTCATCCATAATGCAGTCTGTCCAGAAGGTACCGCTGTCGATAGCGTACGTTGCAATCTGATCCCAAAGACCAGCATCACCAAACCTATTTACTTCATCCTTCCAGATATTAAACCTGGACTTGTTTTTCGGTACCACCTTAGAACCAAATGCCTTGTCTGTGTACTCGAAACGAGTATCTACCATAATCTTCCCCGCGGCTACCCCTTCTTGTATAACCTGCAAGCGGGTACCACCTGGGTCAAACGAGTGTATCAGCAAAGGCTTTGGAGCGGTGGCGAGCGTGTGTGTTTTTCCTGCCCCTTTATACCCGTATATCAGGAAGTTAGCTTTCTTCTTAACTTCCTGATACATAGTTTCTAACTGCCCCTGTAGTTGTGACAAGTCGAGTCTACCCTTCTTATCTTCAGTCATGTCTAGTCTCCTTACCGACTATTTTTATCTCTTTCCTCTACCCATCCACAGTCTTCGCAATATGCCTCATCCGCAGGCACACTTGCTCCACAGGAAGGGCACTCCATATATACCCGGTCACACTCCTCACACAACCCATCCTCATCCAGCTCACGCTCACAGTAGATACACCGCTTTCTCTTTGGATAAGCGTCGTCCTCAGGCGACCGGCCTTTCCAGTTGTCATACCCAGCAAATTCATCTCTGCCATGCATGTCACAGTATCTCATCACAGTACATCCTCCCCTTCTGAATAGTAGCTTTGCGAATGTGGCCACCCTAAGTGTAAGGTAATTTGTAGCTGACTTAGTGGTACTTTATGCTGCTTTGCAAAAGCACGTTCGAGTACCTTTAATTCATGCTCCTCTACTGGGCCGTTGTAATCTACTCCAGACACCAATTCTGCATATACTTTACTTTCATAGAAGTCGCACTGGCTACTCTTTCCTTCCTCAAACGCTCTGCGAATGGCTGCGGTCATATTACCGCACTTATTCCATTCCCACAGCCTGCCCATTGGAATGCCCTCACATGCAGTGACACAGGCCGCTATTCTAGCGGCAAGCGCTTTCTGGAATGGCCAGCACCATCCGTGTCCAAGACTTGCAGAATAGCCATCTGTAGGATAGGCTACTGTACCACGCCTACAAGTTACATCGTTTGAATTTTCGTTTTCCCAAGGCTCAAAATACTTTCCCATTTTACAGCACCTCCCCGTCGGAGTTAGTAAGCTCCAACTTGAGTTGACGCTTAGCATCCTGAGCTGTTTGTACCGTATGACCAGCTTTCATCCATCCGCCCCTCATTTGCAAGATAGGCGTCATATCCCTCTTTCAGGGAGTCAACAGCTTCTACCACCTTCGAGCTCACAACAGGATACTTCCCGTTAAGCACATTCCGAACTGTTTGTACCGAGCAGCCAGCTTTCACTGCGATGTCTATCAACTCACAGTAAGCGTTGTCGCTCATCTCTTTTATGGCTTGCCGTAGTTCGAGCGTAACGGGCGCTCGCTTTCCTGTTACTTTGCTATGCTTTCTTGCTGAAGCCTGGCATGTCTGCGGGAAGGGATCTACCAGTAGCACCACTGCCTTTCCATTCCGCACAATCTTGATATGCACATGACTTGCTCCACTCGCCCCAGTCAACAACCCCTCTTGCTCCGCCTTGTTCATGTCTGAGATAATCAAGCTAAACATAACACACACTCCTTTCCTGTTTATACGTTAGCATCACCTTGGCTATAGTAATGCGGCACAGCTTCTTTGACAGGCCTATACTCATTCACACCCGTTTTAGCCTCTTGCTCAGCAGTCCCGTGCCGCCTGATGTAGCAAGCAGGACAAATCATACCCAGTTCGGAGTCAGCCCAAGTCATCTGCTTGAAAGATAGAAACTCCACCACAAGCGGCGCTCCACAGCTTTCACACTTTGTCATAGCTCTCCCCTCCTTTTTTACACCCTAGTTCCGTGCCACTTCATACACAGTTTCCAAGTGAGTCACCCGTTCTGTTAAGCCCTCCAAAACCTGTACGATATTCGATAAGCCTGTCTGCAACAAAAGTACACAGTCTGCCAGCTCCTTCAGGTTTTTAAGAGTCCTTGTTTCCTGCTCTGCTGTCATGTTTCTACCCTTTCTTAGGTTCTACAAATGGCAATTCCATTTGTACAATCGACTCCCCTATACCAGTTTCAACTTCCTCTGGCTTAACCACATGTGCGGAAGCAGCATTCCATTCCTTGTCCTGTTCTCTAGGATCCCAAAACTTTTTCTGAAAGCCACTTGGCGGAGCTTCCATTATATGCCTGAGTGGGTTAGCCCATGCTTTGCAAAAGTCCATATACGGGCACGGCTTATTATAAGCTACACAGGATGTTGGGTTCTTCGGGAAAGCGTGCATACACGGAGCATCTTCCTTGTCAGTGTTAACGTAAATGTCGAGTTCACGTTCACGCTTATCCGCGTAGTAGTTGATTGTGGTAAGCCAATCCTGCATGCCATCCACACTCCTACGATATGGCATACGCCTGAACTCGTTCCCTTTCTTAAGAAGGAAAATCCCGTTGTATGTCAGGCCTTTTACCTTATCCGCGGGATACAAGCATGACAGAACGTGAGTACCGATTCCCCCTTGTAGGGAGAGAGATAGAGATGCTTCCCATAAGGTTGGACTCCACTTGGATGTTTTATGCTCAAGTACCATATAGGTGCCTGACATCGGCTCGTACAGCACGGTATCCAGTCGAAAGTATATTAAGCGGCCTGAGGTGTTTATCGGAACCGCTCCTGATATTTCTGAATACACCACTTTATAACGGTCTATTCTGGAATAAAGCTCTACATATTCTCTAAGCACACGTTCTGTGTTAGATGGGTCTTTTGGAGCTTTATCCAAATCAGATTCTTCCGAGTAGAACCGCCTGTAGTACTCCATAAACACTAACCAGGCCTCTTCTGCATCACGCATGCTGAGTTTGGTATCATCTCTTTTATTTTGCTTGTCATACAAATGTTCTAAGGCCATGTGGAATGCCTGGCCATAGATAAGGTTATGGTCATCTTGTATAGGTCTCCACCCCAAAACATACTCGTAGAAATCCTTCCGTGGGCAAGCCATATGGGCACTCAACTTAGTGTTATCCACTATTTTCCACACACTTTCAGGCATTTTCGGTTTCATTGTTTTTCCCACTTTCTATTGTCTCTGTAGTCCGGTTCTATCTTTTCCCATTCCTCAATTGTACCCGTTGTTTTTTTGAGCAGGAACATAGCATCTACATTATCTGGGTTATCCAAATGCTGATACAGTTGAAAGTCTACCAGCATCAAGTCATTGAATTTCAAAAAGTATAGCATAGGGTAGTTGGCTTTCCATAACATATTATCCATCCCTCTATAGGGAATCATAATAGGTACTGTGGAATCGGAAAAGTACTCGAAACCCCATATATACCTTTGAGAGACACGATATATCTCGGACATGACCTTTTCTAGCTTATCCGGTGGGATATGAATAAGTAGACCCGACGTAAATACCAAGTTGAATTCTTTATCCTTAAACTCACTCATATCCTCCGCGTTCATTTTATACAAGCTAGGAGTACCACATATACCTGTTGGCTTAACTACTTCCTCATATATGTCGATACCTGTCACGCTGAATCCAATATCATCTAGGCAATCCATCTGTGCTCCACCCCCGCAACCAACTTCTAGAACCTTCATCCTGCGGGACAGGTTTCCTACAAACCGCTCATTCATCTTGGTACGAGTTATTCCATATCGCTCCTCATACAGTTGGTCTAACTCAAAGCTGCACCTTGGGTTCCTACGTAGATACTCAGCTCCAAACTCTCCCTCCCAACTCATAGGTGTATCTCCTTGTTCGTATGCTTTTCGCATATCTCATCGAACTGCTCTTTTGTCATTCTTATATTATCCAAAATCTCAGCAAGTGGAACGTCCAAGTAGGAACTTGGATACATTCCATCTCTATCCCTCACAATTTCCTTACCCTGCTCCCTGCTTATGTATCCACGCCGAATCCAGGATGAGCATATATCTGTGGCCCTTCCAAATCCATACTTCAACCACTTGAAATAGTCGTGGATACCTGTTTGTAGGTTATCTAAATTCTCATAGTCGCAAGCTGAACCTTCCACTCTTTTTCTATGCGCCTTAAAACCCATACCTTCTGCTACGCTCTTGTTGTGAAACCCATCCCAAGGGACATACTGTCCGAGAAAAATACCTTTTACTCCAAGCCTGTCTATTTCTTCCTGCGCTGGGTATACATATGGAAGTATTTCTCGGTAAGTAAAGTGGTGGAAGTCAACAAGGGCCTCAGGGGTCAGCCCTAACAAGCCGCCATGCCTGTTTACCCAGCTCTTATCCAACAGAAAGCTGCTTGCATCCGTTTCCGAACCAGTACCATACTCATTTTGTGGGTTCTCACCCCAAATTATGAGTGGAATACCAAAATTTACAGCCACTTTTACAGGGGTTGTAAATATACTCACGTGCTCCGGCCAAGAGATGTCACCCAACCTACGCAAGCCTAAAACATTCATTCGTCGTCTTACCTCTCTATCAGGAGTAATCTGGATGGAGTCTACTCCTGGTATTCCTTGTAGAGTGGAGAGGTTCTGTTTACCTAACTCGCTTGGATGGCATGTTGTGGCAGTTACGAGTAGCGGTCGTAGTCCAAGCTTTAGGATTGTATTCACTTGAAAGAAACTGTCTTTTCCACCACTTACTGGGATAAGGCAGTTATAGGATTCATACCCATTCGCATACTCATTCACAAGGGACTGTAGCTGACTCCATCTTTCATCCCAATTTATGTTCTCCCTGTTCTCGTAGTTTCTACAAGCAGAACATACCCCTTTCTCATCGAAGGTAAGGCCGGGTTTCGTTTCTGGTAGTAGACAACGAGTGCATCTGTGTATATACCTCATTTTTCTACCGCTCATATTCCTGCCGCTCATAGTATCCCCTCCTTATCTTCTGGTCGGAGTTTGGTTAAGTCTACCGACTCTTTTCTAAGACGCTTGGTAGCTTTCCATTCCATTTCCATTCTCTCTCGCACACGTTCAGGTGCGTGCTTGTAGGAAAGCAAATTGCGTGCAGTAACACGAGCCATTTGCTCAACCTGAGCTCTTACCATATATAATAGCTGCTCAGGCCCATACGTATTAATAGCTTCGTCCAGGTCAGTAGGGAGTGGGATGGAAAACGAGACGGAGGACGTCCCTCCACATTTTACTACTAGCTTTTTTTCTTCCATGGCCGAAACTCCTATGTTTATTTCTGTTATTTGTGAGCCATGAACAAATAACAGAAATCGTCTACCCTTCTATCCCCATAATAAGGAAGGGAGGGGAGGAGGAAAAACCGGGGTAAAACCTCCTCCCCTCTTACCAGCGCTCAGGAAGGGGGAAACCTGAGTGCGGTAGCTTCGATATGCTCTACTGCTTCTGCTATGTAGTCCGAGATAGATTGTGTAGTCTCAACCGCCTCTTGCTCTGCTGCTTCCGCTTTTGACAAAACCGGTGGCTCGAATCCAAGTCTGACGAACACCTCTACCGCTTGATTGGGAGTAAGAGTATCTAGATATGCGCCACTTTCAAGTAACAGGGTGGTCGCCTTGTCGATAATCAAGTTGAGTAGCTGTGATTTTGACCGTATCCTAACTCCTAACCGCTCGAAGTGCTTTGCGAGCACGGCCAGTTTAACCGCTTCCACTCTAGCTGAAATGACCACCTTTGGCCTCCTTTTTTCTGCGACGGCTTGTGCATCCGACGTATACAAGTATACCACATTTTGTCAAAAAAAGCAAGCAAGTTGAAAAAAATATCACGGATTTTTTTCAAGTCTATCCAATATCCTTTCTGCAACTTTTAACAGAAAGCTGTCCACACATATCTTACACATATCTACCTGATACGCCTCCCCGTTTTCCTGCTCGATAAACCAGAATATCGGGGAGAGTTCGACACACAAATCAGGTCTACTTGTATGGGGAATGGTCTCCCCTACTTGTTCTGTAGGGGAGACCTCCTTCCCGCATATGGCGCATAGATTTTTCATTCTATCTCGCCTTTTTTGTACTCGGCAAGAGCGCGTTTCACTCGCATATGCAACTCGCATCTGGCACTGGTACCAGGCTTTCCAACAACATAGTTACGAGCACTCACTTCAGCTTTCAAAGGGTCATCCAGGTAGGAGTCAACCCCTTCCAAAATATCTATCAGATACTCCACACCATTCATCTCATCCTCCTTTCTATAGGGAACCTAGCTCACGATTCCCAGCTTCAGCTTTTTATGGGCATACCCACTTTCATCCTCAAATTCCAGGCTTCCCAATAAAGTTCTACGTAGTATGCGCGAGACCACTCTGAAACCGGATGCACTTTCAAGTTGCGTACAGCCTTCCATATGGATGTGAACGTGCTTTTCTCATACTCTTCCATGTAGTCGAAGTAGGAAGGATGCTTTTTGGAGTCGTATGGAGTTACTTCCATGTAGCGGTCTTGAAGTGCCCACCACAACCGATAGAAGTTTATCCATGAAAGACCTGTACGCCAAAACTTTGTAGCCTTCCCCTCATATTTTTCTACATATGGCAGAAGGCATCCATCGGTCATAGTTATAAACTTCTGTCTCACCTTGAATATTTGGTCATTGGTGAGAATATTGGATACTAGCCATAGCTTGTGACTAGTCTCTATGTCGAGCCTCTCAACAATTTCTTCCAGCCGCAGCTTCGTACCCGAGGGAAGAAATATTTCCACATCACTTCTAGCCAAGCATGGCTTCATAGCCATGACGAGCTCGCTGTCTATTTCGAGGTTTCGTACTCTCAGATATTTCGTGCTCATGACTCTTCCTCCTGTTTAATTTTCAGGTTCCGGTACCATATCTTATACTTCGAAGCACACTCGGGGGAGCAGCAGACTCCACAGGGCGATATGTCATCCACGTCCTGGCCCGGTTTTATCTCCAGTCCACACCAACTACAGCGTGTAGGAATGCTCGCGACCTTTTCTCCTGCTTTAGCGGCAATCCACTGACTTGCGTAGATTTCGTAGTTACGCATCATACGCAGAAGTTCATCTTCTGTTGTGGTATCCCACCACTCCGCACCTAAGCACCTTCCAGCTTCCACAGCTCTCCAATTCTGCACTACTCCCCATATGCCACTCAGAACCAGCCTGCCTCCTCCTTCATAACTGAGCTTACTATCTGGGTCTAACGCAGTCATAATACTTTCGGCTGCGTGGTAGTATAGAGTAAACTTGGGGAGTTCCTCTTTTTGCTCATCCAAGTGAAGGCAGAAGCCCTGCTTATGCCACCTCTTCAGCAGCCGAGTCACCTGCTCTTTGGAAAGGTAACTTCCGAGTACCCATATCCTGTCCCATACCGTCAACTTTTCATCCCCTATAACATCTTCCAAAGTTCTGCAGGTTCCGGGTGGAAGCTCAGAAAATATCTCGCTAGTTGTCCAGCAAGCCCCGAACATGTAGATGTCTTTCGGACGTACTGCCCTATGCCGCAGTTTTTCTAACTCGTGCATTTTCTTTCTCCCTTTTTGTTTACTAGAAAAGGGCGATACAGAACAGTCCTGTATCGCCCAGTTTCCTACTCCTCAAACAGAGTGTCCAGAGGCGACTTGTCGAACGCGAGCTTGGCCCCGCACTGAGTGCAGTATACATACTCAGCGTCTACCTCAGCCAGCTGCTTCCAGCCACACTCGCAGGGCGCTATGGCCGTATCCATATCTTCCATATACGGAATGACCAGATAGGTTTTCGCCCTGCCTGACCCTTCTCGCCTGTGGTCAGGTAGCTTTTTCTTGTACCCGAGCATGTGTGCATGCTGCTTGCATGCATACGCCCAGCTCGAATACCCGCGGACTTGCCCATCATACATGGCAGGCTTGTCACAGAAGCTGCATGTGTTCATCTTACCTTCCCCCCATCATCCGGTAAGCCTTGTCCTGCAACTGCCGGTTTTCGTCAGCCTGCATACGGTTCCACTTCTTGACGAGAGCAATCTGCTCCTTCGTCAGCTTGTTGGCTGCGCTACGGCTATCCCAGGGGTTCTTCTTCTCTTTCTTCTTCTCTTCCATGTTTGAAAACTCCCTTTTTTTCAGATAAGCCCACCTGCTCATCAGTCACACCCCGGTACAGGTGTGAGAGGCCGACTTTTTAGGTCGGCCTTTCGCTTGGCCCTTCCTAGATAATATCGTCAGGGATAACTTCCACGGGCTTCCTCTGACGCAACTTCCTGGTATGCACTGGGTTCTTGAAATTCCCAAACTCCACACGGCGCAAGTGGTAGGAAAGTTGCGCGCGAAGTGTGCGCAGGAATTCCCTCTTTTTTTCGGTGTCCAGCATCTCCTTTTCTTTCATGTATTTGAGTTTGTTGAGCAGCAAGCTTGCCATACGCAGACTATGCTCTTGCATAATATCTGCCTCAAGGATGAGGTTGGTAAGCAGGGTCACAGCCCTACTCAGGCATTCGTCCACCTCTTGAAAGGTAGCTTCCACCTTATCCACTTCGTGCCCCGTATCGACTTCCATTTTGTGCCTCCTTTTTGGTTCGGTATTTGAACGGTCACGTATACAAGTATACTTGTAAACCGACCGTGTCACGTGTATATCAAGGTAGATTTCTGTAATTTGTTCACCGAGCACTAATACAAGAAATGTTTAGATAAGTCCAGTTATCGGAATATGGGATTTTATTACCTAAAAAAATATATAAAAAGAATAAAAAAAAATAGAAGAAATTATCACTTATTTCTGTTACGTTTCAACCTTTTAGGGTTATTTCTGTTACCGAAATACGCTCCCATAATACAGTCCAAATGCGATACGGCCGTTATACAAGTAAACTTGTATACACATACGACACATATCTAACCGCCACAGACTTTTGAAAAAAAAAATCGAGAAAAAAAAGACAAAAATTTTGGGAAGCTAGTTGACTAGACCTATAGTAATTTAGCTTCCCATATGAGAGTTTTACTAGTATCGTAGTACACTCCCTACTCTAGCAAACCTGGTTTACTCTGTTTTGGACAACTAGAAGCGGGGTGTATCGCAGAAGTGGTACAGTAGATGACTAGATAAGGTCATCCCCAACTGTCTCTTCTACGGTAGGAAGGTATTCAGCGACAGCAGCTGCATATGCAGCAGCATAGGGAGCCCCTTTCGCAGTGAAAGCCTTTCTGGCAAGAGCAGGGTCGAGCCCAAGGACATAACTAGCGTCGAGCGGCTGGTCTGTTTTACCAACGTACTTCTTTCCGACAGCGTGAAGCTGTTTAACTAGTACAGCCACAAAAGCCGCATCAGACAGAAGCCGAATCCGGCGCGGTTTGCCAGGGGTTCGAACGGGACAGACCCACTTGGTCATGTCTACCAGACCAGAACTGGCTTCCTCTGCTAAGGTAGTAAGCTCTTCTTTCGGGACTCGCGTCCATGCAGTAGCAGTTACCATGTTAAGTAGCTGTTCTACTGTCATAGTGAAGCACGCATCGGTGTCCACTACGACTGCCTGACCGTAGCAATCTGCATCTTTAGGTGCGATGCTCTTGTTATCGTATGCAACAGTAGCGTAGTGGCATTCGAACTTCAGCACCGAATCAGGACTGTCCAGGATGGTATTACCATCCGAGTCCGTGACTGTCGGAATAGTACAGCGCGGTTTCCCTTCAGCGCGCAGCTTCTTAACCAGCTCACTAACACTTCCCTTATCTACGTTCACATCGTGTTTGTTCAGTCCCATAGTACGTAACTCCCTAACGAGCGTAGCTCGTTGAATAGGTAGGTAGAGTAGGGAGTGTACTACTATACTAGTGAACCTTCCAAATTAGATTCAACTTTCAAAGAACCGACCGGTCTATCACGACCAGCATTTACAGGGTATCAAACCGGCATCGAAATGTCAAGACATATTTTCCATCACCTGTGATATGATTGTGGTCATAGTCCAGTCCTTATGTGGTAAGGACGATAGGGCTATTGTACGTATGTACATGTATATATGTGTAGTACAGTAGACAAGCAGGTTAGTGTGTATGAGCATAGGGGTATAGTGTGCATAGAGGAGGGTGTATGTGGTAGGGACTGTACTAGTGTAGTAGCTCAGGACATATACCCGTATGGGGGGAGCGAGTGTGCCGGTACTGTGCGTTGGGTATTCTTAAAATTTGTGTAGAGTTAATATTGGGTACCCAAATGCTCCCAATTTCTGTAATTTGTTCACCATGAACAAATAGAAGAAATCCCAAAAAAACATTTGCCCACCCATACCCTCATATGGTACAATTAATATGGGCATACCGCAGGAGTCTAGCTATGGACGAAACTATGGAAAGCTGGGAAGAGGCAGTCAACACTGCTCATGCAATAGGGGCTGACAGACCTTGGGATAAGCGACTCGTTAAGCGTGATCCCACACAAGTTGAAGTTTCTGCAATCCAGGATAAGACTCGTGAAATAGCTCGTTTAGCTATGATAGGGTGGAGTACGAAAGCTATAGCTGAGTTTATAGGAATGGATGCCCCACATGTATCTGCTATTCGGCATAGCTCCCTATTCCGTTCCATAATTGATGAGCTGCAGGATAAACGGGATGAGGCAGCTATTGACTTTCGGCAGGACTTAGAACGCCTTATCCCAGAAGCTATCAATACTTATGAGGAAGTGTTAACCGGGCCGCAAGCCCCACCTTCCCTTCGTGTTAAAGTTGCTGGAGAGGTTTTAGATAGGTCTGGGTTCGCTCCTGTCCGACAATCTATCATACAGAGTGTGAATACCAAACTTAGTATGGAAGATATAGCCGATATTCGTAATAGAGCAGAGGAGGCTAGGCGTAGACGGCAGGAGCAGAGTATTGATGTAGAAGCCGCTGTTACGGAATAGTTTTTAGCTCTAGGAAAGCCAGTTTAATTGTATTCGTTCTGCAAGTAAGCTGCTGTGGATTGTCTGCCACACCCCTTCCAGGTTTCCTAGAGCTTATTTGTCGGTGGAGGGGGCTTAGGTGCCAGACTCCATGAGTCTGCCCTTCACCTATTGCCTCCTCCACTATAAACATGCATGAAGGGCAGAAACAGGAGAGGTAACATGGATAGTATTTCTAGAAAGCCAGGTGTTGAAGAGATTATCAAGCACTTTAAGAAGCGGGATAGCCTTATCATAATGGGTTTCGCTTCTACAAGTGCGCAACAGGCTCCCATCAAAACTGATGAGGTGTTTGATATATGGGGCTTGAATGCAATAGACAGACTTATTCCTGGCGCATACAGAGTTATGTTTAATTTGCACAAGTCTGGTATCCCTCCTGAGCATATTGAGAGTATGGCAGCCTCCCCTTATTATACGTTCATGCCTCACATCCATCCTATGGTTCCGAAGAGTTTGGAGTTCCCATTTGAGGAGCTTATTCAGGTATTTGGTGCTCCTTATTTTTCCTGCACTGCCTCCTGGCAGTTAGCTCTCGGTATCGCTATGGGGTATAAGCGTATTGACTTATGGGGGATTGACATGACGGAGGATAAGGAGTACGCTTATGAACGTCCATGTGTAGAGTACTATATTGGGGTAGCAAGAGGTATGGGTGTTACAGTAGGTCTCCCCGACACGACTGCCCTGTGCAGTGCTCCCTTTATCTATGGCATGACAGATATTGACAGCCAGCCTTGGAGACGGATGGAGACTCTTGTACAGCAGCGACTGGAAGCTGCGGAACGTGATGCACAGATGCTTGCCTTTCAGCAGGGCAGAGTGGATGGTGCGAAAACCACACTTAAATTTTTGCTAACTGCTGTTAAGGAAAATACACGGGTATTTGATATTATGGAGCGTGAAACTTCCGCGGCTAATGCAAGGGTTGGTGGGATGGAAGAAATGACTAAACTTGCCATTGCCGCTGCTGAGGAAGGTGCCAAGGCAAAGGAGATGGGCCTGGTTCCTCCTGTTATGCCTACTATGCCTAAGGGTGTGGAAGAGCAGATAGAAGAATGCTTAGGGGAGCATAGGATATGAACAGGATAAACCAACTCGTGCTGATGGTACCTGGAAGGAAGGGATATGTACAGACAAACTTTCGACTGCGGGAGTTTGCCAATAAGCAGGGCCTGGCCATTGTACACCCCTCCTTGGTTATCTCCCTTGAGCGGCTGCGAGAGTACTTGCGAAATGAGTATGACTCAGACGTTCGAATACAGATTACTTGTGGGACTCGAACCGAGCAGGATAATGTGGAACTCGCCGGCAGGTTGGGATGGACTGATGAGGGAGGTGCAGTATCCAGGAACAGTAAGCACCTTCCTCAGTATGGGGGCTGTGCCGCAGATATTAAAGCGTACATTCCAAACTGGGATGGGCATGGAAAGTTCACTCTCCCACAGCGGGAGGTAGGGAGGGTAGCTAGGAAGTTCTTCTCCTATGTGAAAGATGACTATGAGGATGGCCATGTACATGTAGACCAGTGGGATAGGCAACTTAATGAAGTTGCAGAAGTGGAGAGCTTTCCATGAGTGATTATGATTCTGGCCCCTATAACCCATATAATCAGAGTAGGTGGTGGACTACCCTACTCACCTTGGGTATCAACATCCTCATTAAGAAAATGAGGAAGAAAAAGTCTTAACATGAGTATGCTCAAAGTCAGGTATAAGAAAGTTCGGTCTGAGTTGAGACCTGGGGATGTTATAGGTTTCAACGGGAGAGGGCTGGTATCCTGGCTTATTAGAAAAGGAGCAGGTATCCCCACCCATCTCGCCCTTGTAGTCACCCCCCTCGACAGCACACACCAGCAACGGGTACAGTTGATTGAAAGCACTTCGCTGTCTCTCCCCGGCAAGAAGCGCTTCATAGGTGTGCAACGCACCTACCTGTCTGACCGCCTAATGACTTACAAGGGCGAGATGTGGTGGTTTCCACTCTCGAAGTGGGCGAAAGCACTTATAAATGGCTGTGTTATGGAAGATGTGCTAGGTAAATATGAGGGTGTTAAGTATGACTTTTGGCAGGTGTTTAGAGAGGGATGGAGTAAGGTACTCCCTCGCCTATTTCCAGTATCGGAGTCTGCTAACCATGTATACTGCTCAGAGTTGGTAGCCTTCGTTTTTAAGGAGCTTGGAATCCTACCAGAAAAGCTGAATCCTAGTTGCATAAGTCCCGCCGAACTTATTTCACTCGGAATATTTTCAGGAACCTACTACCAACTTAAGGGTAAGAGTAAGCAAATTCCAAGGTATAACACCTTGGGAATAGTGAGGGAGGATGAACATGACATATAGGCAAGAGCATTATACGACGTTGCTTCTGGTGATTTTGCACTTTCTGATTGGGGTGTCTATTGGTGCTAGCCTTCTGCTGACGGGAGGGTGTACCACAACCCGAACGTTTCCTGATGGTACGGTTGAAGTGGAAGCACTTGACCCTAATGCGCTTGCGGCTTTCGTTCAGCTCGCAAATGGGGCCATGGAGTTGATTGCAGCTGAGCAAGCTCCTGTAGTTGAGGAAGAGGAGGAAGGTGATCCAAATGCTGAGACGCTTGTGGCTGATATGCTTTCTATGCAGACTATTCTGCTGCGAGCGCAGGCTATTATGGAAGATGGTGTTACCGAGGATGAACTTGTGATGTTGCAAGACCTCTATACGCAAGTGAATGGGTTACTTGAACGGCATGGCATTAACATAAAGGTATCTACGCCTCGGAGGTAACAGAATGCCAGGAGATGTCGCCGGATATGGATATGACTTAGTAGGTATTGGGCTAGTTATGCTTTCCATTAGTTCGGTGGTACTGACTGCTATGTTTAAGCTTGGGCGGAAGCCTGAGCCGTGCCTTGGGGATGAGCAGCTTTCGGAGCTGCGTAGGTTGGTATGTAGGGTAGAGTCAGCTGCGAACGGCATACAAGTGGTTAGGGACGATGTTGGGTCTTTTATGGAGATGCTGAAAGATGTCCGGCGACATATCCTGGCTATCGAGTTGAAAGTAGGTAATGGTGTTAAGTAGAGAAAGCCTAGCGAAAGAAGAGTTCAAGGACTTGATGGTCACCCTCTATGATGACCTTCCTGCCCTTTGCAAGTCCCTGTTTCCTGACATTTTTGTAGCTGACTTCTGCAATATTCATAATGAGATTTTTAACGCAATTGCGGACAAGGAAAAACGGTTTAAGCTAGTGCTTGCCCCTCGTGGGTTTGGTAAAACCAGTATAGCTCGTGCGGTAGCGATGGATGCTATCTTGTTTCACAAAAAGAATTTTATAGTTTATATAAGTAACAGCGCGCCGAATGCTATTATGCAAACTGAGACTCTTAAGCATGACCTTCTAAGCAATAAGATTATTCGTAAGCAATTTGGTGATGTGCGGGAAGCTGTTAGTGAGTTAAGCTCAAATGATATGATAGATATTGGTATAGGTGGGGAAGTTAGGGATGATACATTTGCTAAGACAGTTTGGGTGGCCTTCGGAAATACGTTAGTGCTGCCAAGGGGATGTGGGCAGCAAATCCGTGGCCTCAACTGGCATAACAAACGACCTGATTTGGTTATTGCAGATGATATTGAGACAGTTGAAGATCTCATGAACGAGAATACTCGTGCGAAGATTAGGAAGTGGTTTTTTGGCGACGTATGTTTGTGTCTGGATAATCTTAAGCAAGATGGTGAGATTATCTATATTGATACACTTAAGCATGAAGATGCGCTTCCTGTTTATTTGCAAAAGACAGAGAGCTGGCGTTGCGTTCGATTGGAAGTTTGCGATGAGAACTATAAATCGAACGCCCCTGAGTTTTACTCTAATCAGGATATACTTGACCTAAAGGAATCGTATAGAAAGGCTGGTGAGCTTGATACTTTCTATAGAGAGTTTAGAAATCTGCCTGTTGCTCCTGAAACGGCAAGCTTCAAGTCTCAGTACTTCCAGTATTATGACCCAAAAGAAAAGGAGCAAGATTTCAAAAAGTTAGACTCGGTTGTGCTACTAGACCCGGCGAGGAGTGTTACTCCCCAAAGTGACTGGTCTGCTGTGGTGGGAGTTACCATTGATGTAGCTAACCGTGCTTACTATATTCGTGATGTGTTTGGAGGTATGGTTTATCCTGATGACTTGTTTAAGATAGCGTTTGATATGTGTAAGTCCCTCGGAGCGCATGTACTAGGATATGAGGTTACTGGGTTAAACGAATTCATAACTTATCCAATTAAGAATGCGGCCTCTCAGATTGGTATGTACAACGTGGAGTTGTTGGAGCTAAAAGCCAGGGGTCGAAAGAAGGAAGAACGTATAAAAGCCCTTATCCCCCTATATAGGCAAGGGCTTATATACCACAACCCTACATGTTGTGGCCCCTTAGAAGAACAGTTGCTTACTTTCCCTTATTCAGCTCGAATCGATATTGCAGATGCACTTGCGTATATGGTTGAGCTAGTAGAAGTTGGAGGGCGGTATTGTATGGAGCCTACTCCGGTTGATAACAAAGGAAAGAAGGTCCGTGACGATTTAGAGTTGAAAAAGCTAAATGATCCGGAATGGTATGAGGATATAGAATACGAGCCACCTATCCGAATAAAGGATAAAACTGGGATGCGGTCATTTAGCTCTAGGAGATACAAGTATGTCAAGAGGGCGTAACAAGGCGACTATCACTCCTAGTACGGCGGCAGCTATGATAGCTGGGCAGGAGCGAAAGTATAACTACACTTATCCTTTCGATCTTGACCTGAGACCTGATAGCAAACTGCATAGAGAGATTGGAGATGAGCTGTTAGAGAGAGCTATTGGTAGTCAAAGAGTTATGTCTCAGCGGTACGATTCCTGGAACGCTATAGATAACTTGTGCAGAGCATATGTAACTCCGGAAGATGCTACTCGATATGAACGTGGCAGTCGTGATGAGGAAGATGCAGAAAGAGGGCCTTTTATGATAACCCTTCCTCATATATTCGCTAATAAAGAAGCGCTACTTACCTATCTATCCGGGGTATTTCTTAACGAGCAGTATTTTCAATATGAAGGGGTAGGGCCAGAAGATGTGGTAGGGGCTCTGCTTATGCAACATCTTGTACACCAACAGTGCGTAAGAGTAGGGGCTGAAGCAAACTTCCACATTCAATGGGATGATGCCCTCTGCTATGGAATCGGTGTATTGGCTCCTCGATGGGATGTTAAGTTTGGGTATAAGAGTGTGGTGAAGCCTAATGGGTATTTCGATCCGCTCGGCACGTTTGTTGACCTTGGGGCGGAGACGGTACGGGAGAAACAGCTGACTTGGGAAGGTGCGGTGTTTGATAATATTGATCCTTACCGTTACTTTCCTGACCCAAAGGTGGCCGCACACGAAGTAGATAAGATGGAATTTTTGGCTTGGGTTACTACGGAAACCTATGAGAGTCTGCTTATGCAGGAGAATCAAGGAGAAGACGAGCTATTTAACGTTAAGTACTTGCGACATATACCCCTTGAATCTAGATTTGCTGGCCAGGAGTCAGAGCGTGGTGAGGGTGCTATTGATGAGCACCTTGGTGGTGATAAAGCAATTAGTAACAAAATATATGTACTTAATTTTTACTGGTGGATTATTCCTTCTGATTATGGGCTGGGCGACTCAGATGAGCCGGAGTTGTGGTCGTTTAAGCTTGCAAATGATAGCATTTTGATAAAGGCTAAGCCACTCGACCTCGACCACAATCTTATTCCAGTCTCAGTAGTAGTTCCTGACCCTCGAGGTTATACGGCTTGCCCTATCAGTAGGTTAGAGATGCTGTATCCTATGCAATGGACTTTGGACTGGTATAACAATACGCATATGCTTGCGATTAGCAAGAGCGTAAACAATAATCTGTTAGTTGATCCCTTTTGGGTTAACATGCCTGACTTGTACTCGGGGTCTAATGTAATTCGTACTCGTAGAGCTACCTGGGGTAGAGGCGTGCAGGGTGCTATGGAGCAAATTAACGCTATCGATTTTACTCAGGGTCATACGAATGATGCGATGCTACTCGCGGCCATGATGGAACGGGTAAGTGGGGCCAGCCAGGGGCTACAGGGAGTACAGGATGCAAATGCTCCTGAGCGTAGAACTGCTCAGGAATTTACCAGAACGATGAATAATGCTGAGGCGAAAGCCGGTAAAATAGCGAAGATGGTTCATGCTACAGGTCATAGGCGATTGGGAATGCTACTTGCTCACCACACGAAGCAGTTTATGCAGATGAAAACTTGGGTTAAGCTAGTAGGGAATTGGGAGCAACAGTTGCTTGTAGAGTATGGGCTGATCCCACCTGGTACTCAAATAGACAGGGTTATGGTTACGAAAGATATGATTGACGTGGACTTTGACCTACTTCCAGTTGAGGGTAGATTGCCAGGAAGCATGGATGCACAGCTGGCTATGAACTTGCTGCAGTTGGCTAGTACTAATCCGCTGCTTATGCAGTCGGTTGACATTCTAAGGTTGTTTTCAAGTCTGGCTAGAAGGGCAGGCGAAAAGAATATTCAGCAGTTTATTCGTGTCGCGCCCACACAGGAGGTTATGAATGGACAGCAAGCTGGAAACCTCGTACCTCTCCCGCGTGCGAGAGAGAGCGCCGGTGTACGAGGATAACTACCGCCTGCACTCGACACGTCAACACCTTGAGGAGTTTTTGAAGAGTGCAGTATGGGCTGATATGGTAGATGTGCTAGATACTTGGCGGGAAAGAACTCGCTCAAAGTTGGAAGGTTGTGAAACAGTTGAAGAGATGTGTAGGTTGCAAGGTGAGGCTCATGCCTATGTTGGTATGCTTCGGCTTCCTGAATTAATGCTTGAAACTTTAGTTGGTTACGAGAAGGAGCAGACAAATGCCAGAGGAAAACAAGGATTTGCAAGAACAACAGTCTAGTGGGTTTAATGGAGTGGATGAAGAGTATCAGTTTACGGAAGAATATATCCGTGATACTTTGGGGCTTGATGATGTTGTGGCTATTACTCCTACCGAAAGTTCGGAAGGAGAAGGTGATAGTGGGTCTGTAGATACTGCTACGGAAAAAGTTGAAACAGTAGAAGCCACGCCGGATGAGGACTACTCTAAGGATGAGGACGGAGTTGATCTCGACCCAGCAGAGAAACTTCCGGCTGAACCCACCCTTGCAGAAGGGAAGAGTGAGACCTCGGAGGTGGAGGACGCCGTAGTTGCTCGAGCCGAATTGCAAAACCCTGAGATTCGTGCCATGATTGAGCAGCAGAAGCAACTCAGGAAGTTACTTGCAGAGCGGGAAGCAGAGCTACAGGAGTACAGGCGGCAGAAGGCCGAAGCACCACTTGCAGATGAGGAGTTTGTTAATGCTGATGAACTCGATGAGGTTTTGACCAACCCAAGCGCCTTTAACGCAGTGCTTAATAAGGTGTATAAGAAAGGCGTGCTGGTTGGGAAGGAACAAACTTTGCAAAGCTTCGACCAGGTGATGGATAGGAGAGTTCGAGTTCACATCGACCGAAGAGCCAGAGCGGAGCAGTTCTTCCAGACTAATCCGGAGTTAAGTACACCAAAGATTAGAGAGTATGTTTATTTGGTAGGCCAGGAGCTTGCTGAAGCACATCCTGAGTGGAACGTAGACATGTTTTATGCGCATCTTGGCCCGGAGGTCAAAGCGCGGCTTGGTATTGCTTCGGTTAAGCAGGAAGGTAGCAAATTGGTTAACAAACCGAGAGCCCTTTCTGGAATGAACAAAGCATCCGGCACACGAGTTCCTTCAAAACGTGGCATGAGGGATTTGGCTGATGAAGTTGCTGAGAACCTTGGCTTGTAGCGTATTTCTGTAATTAGTGTGCCGCGAACAAATTACAGAAATTCATAAGGAGTTAAACCAATGCCTAAAGGCGATAGCAGAGGGTTTGCGCAAGTAATCGCAGGTCGTGTACATTTGCTTATCACGAACGCGGCTACTACGCTTAAACCCTACGAGAATGTTATTACGTTGACCGCTTCCAGTGCGGCCTATACTGTTACTCTTCCCCAACCGTCCGAGGCGGAAGATAGAATGTTTACCTTCCGTATGTCGGCGTTAGCTTCCAGCTGTGGCGTTGCTATTCACAAGCCGAGTGCGGGTTCGACTACTGGAGTCGTTAACTTGAAGTACACTAATAACTATGCAGTGCTGTATTGCGATGGCATGACGTACTTCACGCTGCTTAGCGCAACTAGCTCCAGTTGACCTGGGTAGAGTAAGAAAGGAGAAGTTCAATGGCTTACACGGTAACGCCCTATGGGGCTGGAATGATTGGGAATGATTCTTGGGTAGCCGACCAACGGCCCAAGGATTATCGTGAGGCACTTCTGTTCCTTCGACCGAACGGAACTGCCCCTTTATTCGCTTTGACGAGTCGAATTGCTTCAGAGAGGACAACCGACCCGGAGTTCAATTGGTGGGAAAAGAACCTGCCTAAGCAGGGTGGAGCGGTTACTAAAGTGTATGTGGATGAGGCGATGGGTACTGCCTACTCCTCTGGTGATTATCCCGCCGGCTCGGCTGTGTTCGTAAACGTAGCTGCTGCAGTTGCAAAGGAGTTCCGTCCGGGTCATATGGTGCTTCTGCGTGATAACTCGGATATTACGAATGATGTTCGTGCCCGAGTTACAGCAGTGTCCGTGAATGGGACTTCAAGCCGGATTTCGTGCATTCTGCTTGAGGCAGACGGGACTGGAACGACTGGCTTGAGCGATTGCGATTACATCTCGGTTATCGGTAACATGAACGCTGAAGGGGCATTGATTCCAGAAGCGCTCAGCTACCAGCCTACCAAGTACCGCAACTACACTCAGATTTTCCACACTCCGTTGAGTATTACTCGAACGGCTATGCAGACTCGACTTCGCACAGGG